CTTTCCCCAACTGGCGTTCCTACTGTTACTGCTGGTGGTGCAGGTACAAGTGCTACTGCTCAAAGATCCATTGAATTAAGCGTATTCAAATGAGACATTTAACTCCCGTTTTGCTTTTAGCAACGGGAGTCATTTGTACTCCCGTTTATGCTGAGAGTGTTGTACCTAATTTTACTAGAGGTACAATCAATGCAACAACAGAATCTACGACAAAAATTGTAGAAGCAATTCGCCAAGTTGAATATACAACTGGTGAATCTTATACTGTAACTGGTACAAACATCAACATTCCTGGCGTCCCACAAAAAGGTGCTAGTTATTCAATAATAACGCAAGGGGCCCCGTTTCAGTTCAGTGAAACTTATCTAGGACCTGGAGTGGCAAAAGAAACATGGATAGATCGCACCACAGAAACCCAATCAACCACTACATCAATCTCTGTGTTTACGCAGTAATCTCAACAGGAACTGCATTTGCCCAACAAGCTCCATCGAATACAAACATCGCAGGACCTTCAGCATCTGCTACTGGTAATGTAACAAACCAGGCAGTTCAGGTTCTTCAAGGTCCTTACGCTATGAATACATATGGTGGTGGAGTAAGTTGTCAAGGTCCTACAATGAGTTTATCTCCATTTATTATGGGAAATTTGAATGGAAGTAAAGACCCAGAAGCATATCAATCACATACAGGAAATGCTGGATTCTCAATGGGTTTTAACTTTCCTCTTGATGGAAGTCTTACAGAGATCTGTAAATCAAGAGCACGAGTTGAAATCACAAGACAACAAGCAGAAGCAGATAAAGCACGACTCGATTTTGAGTTGGTTAGATTATTAAAGTGTGGTGAAGCATTAAAAGCAGGAATCAGTTTTCACCCAGACAGTCCATACGCAAAAATATGTGCTGATGTTGTTGTGAGATATCCAAAAGTTGCGGATGTTGTCAATGGAAATAAAACCAATTAATATTACAAAATCTAATATAAAAATTAGTGGTCCAAGTGTTATACCAACTATAGAATCTCCAGTAGTTCAAGAAACACAAGTTCCCGTTGTTCGTGGTATTGCTATTCCTGTTTTTGATATACCAGATTATTCAGTCAAATATCCAGTAATTAATGTTCCAACTCAAGAAGAATTTGATGCTGCTGTTCGTGCTGAAAAAGAAGCACAGCAACAGCAACAACAGGATAAACCAAGAGGATTACCTGATACTAAAGCACCAGACATTCCTCAACAACTTGTAGAACCATCTACACAAACACCTGTTACTCAAACAGAAATACCACCAGATAAACCTCAACCAACCTTTACAGTCCTTGGAACCAATATTAATTTACCTGACCCTTCTCTTGTTGCTACGGCTGGTGCTGTAGCAGTAGTTACCACAGCATCTACGATGGTTGCTACTACAGCACTTAATGCTCTCAAAAATGCAGCAGAACCATTAATCAAAGAAGCAACAAAGAATAAATTTAAAATTAAAATCAAACAGGTCAAACCAGTCCTTCATTATGTTCTAGCAGAAGAGGGGCATATTGACATCTTTGAATACTCTGCAGATGGAACTCGTCTTGTAGAGCAAGTTTCAAATGTAGAACAATACATTCGTGACCAAGTTGAAATCAATGCTCTCTATGAGATTGATAACAAAATTATTATTGATGATGTGATAAAAGATAAATTCACAAAAGAAGGCAAAGAAAGATTTAAACCTCTCTTTGCCCCTGCTAAAAAAATTGCTAAGAAACTATCTGCTCGTTTATCTTTTTAATCGAATTATTTTATTCTACCAGTGTTCCTCTTTGTCTTCTAATTTCTTTTAATTCTTCAAAGTTTTTAACTTTAGTGCCTCCCGAGTAAGTCCAAGCAAATCCTTCATCAATCATCATTTGATTGACTGACTTCTTCTTATTGACTGCAGATACTTCATTATCTCCAATAAACAAATGTCCCAGAATTCTTCCGTACTTTTCGGTGGAATCTGGGAGTTCTGTTTTAACAATAACGTCAGTTTGACCTTCTAATTTCTTTTTAAGCCACTCTTTAACTTCAAGACCAAGTTTCTTTTCATTCGCATCAGTTGTTCTGCTCTCTGGGGTATCGACACCAGCAAGACGAATTCTCTTAGTGAGAGAGATATCAAACCCTAGATCAATAGCAGCATCAATAGTATCACCATCTACGACTTTAAGAACAGATTTGATTCTGTAAATGTATGGGTCTTTATTATCCATTAGAAAGGAAACTTAATACTCCCAGTATTTAGTTTCGGTATAGGTAATTTTTCAAATGCTTTGTTGACTTGATTTTCTACAACCTTACCAACAAACTGCTCTGGATTGTTGAGAATTGCTTCTGCTTTTTTATAGGTCACATAAGCACCGTAACAAAGTGCTCCACTAATTGCCAGACTCGTTGCTGACAGAATGATTGCTAGATTTTTCATCTTTCATTTCCTCGTGTGCTAATCGTAGTATGTAGTAAATTACATATGCAGTAAAGATAAGACCACATCCCAATATTATAACAACTCCCCACGGAAAATCCATCAATATTTACCTTCTGTACAGTATTCTACTTTCTTGTTTGGATAATAAGGATACTTACCTTCTTGTGGTTTCATCCATCCACAACCAATTAACCAATCCATCGTCATTGGTGTTGGACGAATTTGTTCCCACAAAGGACCCTTTGCACACATTTCAAGTTTCTCTGCGGTTTGATTTGATTGTTCCTCAGCCCAATTCGCATCTGCTTCCCAAGGAATTGCACGACTTTGCATCATTGATTCATAAGTTAATCTAGTCTGCTTCATTACCCATGCAGGTATTTCACTATCTTGGTGTACTTGTGCCATGAAAGATGTTTGTAACCCACCACCCATACAATCCTGAACAACGTGCCAACCTTCATGTCTCATTGTTCCCAGAAACTCTCTTGGATCTTTGAGAAGAGTTTCATTTACAAAGAAACGATTGTAGTTTGGTTTATATAATCCAACTGTTCTTGGAGTAAAATATCTTTCTGGTGCAACATACACGGGAACATTTACACCATCAAGAGCAGTAATAATTCTTTTTAGTTCTTCTCTAAACGGATCAAAGTCTGGATCCTTTAGTAGTTCGGAATCTACGGTGAGTTTTTCTATACCCTCAGTGCATTCTAGGAGGATCATACACCCCATTGCCTCTGCACTATAAGGTCTTACTGTTGGTTGTTTTGGTTCTAATGAAGATGCTATAGCAGGAAATGCTAAGGATAAAACTAAACCAATTGAGGTGAATAACTTTTTCATTCGTTCCACCATCCTTCTTCTTTATGTATCCAGACTTTCAAATCTTTTACATACTTTCTCAAGATCTGGGCCTGTTCTTCATGCCAAAAATCACCCGTCTTCATATGGAGACGGGTGTGATTATCTATAGCTTTGAGTATTTGATGGATGGGAGCATTCCAACACTCTCGTTTAGGAGTGTTCCATTCTCTTGGCATTGGTATGTAAATGTATATATTTTATTATTATTCAGATAATCTGTCTGACACAAATCAGGTCCCACTATCATATGTCCAACAATAGTCAAAGTCATAAACTCAATCATTTTTTCTTTCCACCATTCTTTGCTTTTTTAGCATTAGCATTACCAGAGTTTTGCTTTTTGTTGTTAGAAGATCCAGCACCGCCAGAACCTTTTTTACCTTTATTTGCAGACTTAGACATTATGCTCCTCCTGTGCGGGGCTGAACTTGACCTTCTAATACTTCAACTCTTTCTTCAAGAGTTGGCTCTGCCGCAGCAACTTCTGGTGCTGCAGGTTCTGGTGTAGGTTCTACTACAACTTCTCTACGTGGTTCTTCTTTCTTTTCATCTTCATCACCACCCTTCTTCATTGTATTAATACCGAAAGTTGCAGCGGATGCGGTGAAAACAGTTGCAATGAAAGTGGGGTCCATCTTAGCGAGGGCCCCTGCATAACTAGCAGTAAGAAGAGCGGCAGACCAACCCAAAATCGCAATGCGTATAACAGTACTCATACACTTTTCCTTTTTGTTTGGTGTTTCCATTTGTTCCTTAGTTTGAGGTTAACCTTTTTTCCAAGCTTCACCTTCTGCTTTTCTTCTACGAGCAAGTCCTGCTTCTACATTTGAACCAGGATTACGATAGAGATAAAGCGCATCAGGCACCAAGTCCCACTCTTTATTCTTCAGGCGTTTAGTAATAGTATTAAAGTTATCACCACCGTAAAAACCGGCACCAAGATTATAAGCAAAGCTGAGCAGAGCGCCTCTTTTTCCATCAGACATTTCACTCCAATGAGGGATTTTACGAAGGGCAGGCAGAAACTCATTCTTGCACTGCTCAATGAGAAGTGCATCTGCTTCTGCTTGGGTTAAAGTATCACCAAGTTTGAAATGTGACCCATCCTTTTTACGAGTTGATCCCCAACCAATTGTAATTGGAAGTCCACCAGTTAGAGGATCAGGATAAGCATTTAAATGACATCCTTCAAACTCTTTGATTAATTTAATACCAATTTGAGGAACATCATCACCACCTGTTACAGGAGCTGCAGCAGCGGGTGTAGATGCTGGTGCAGCACTAGTCTTTTTTCCTCTATAAATCTCCGCCCAATCAATATTATCTTCTAGATACTTGACTGGGAGGTTATCTTCCAACCACTGAACTGCTTTAACGTGATTGGGGTTCTTCTCGTCGTAAAACTTGAAGAAGTTATGAAGATCGATTCTTGCCATTTTTGTCTCCGAAATACCGTTGATAAAGTTCGTTTGCTTCTACGTGCCTACCATTATTTGTCAGTTCTTTAATCACTTTAAGCATCTTTGCCTTAAATCTAGTCGAAGATTCTGCCCCATCCATCGTTGCCTCCTGGACACCAACGGTGCTTAAGAACTGCTTTGGTATAAATGGTCTTCTTACCGTTAGTCACAGGACCAGTGTAGTTGTCATTCAGTGAACCATATGGATCATTTACATAATACCCTTTACCATCTGGGGTTTTACCGATCACAACACACATATGCCCACCAGTAGGTGCAGAAAGAGAACCCCTGTGCAGAATACCAATAACGACAGGCTTCCCAGCGTCAAGACTTTTATCAATATCAGCAAAAGAAAGATTGTAACTAAAGTGTGACTTAACTCCATAACCTGCCAGAACTTTCGTCTGTACCGCATGGTCAGTAGTGTCACCAATCGCAAATACTTTCTTAACGTATTCGTCATCACCTTTAATGCTGCCTGGCTTGAGGAAAGCAAGGCACATAGCACACGACGAACTGTTGCAAGTTCTATGTGCATCTCGGTAGTTATCTACTTGGTTGAAGTATGGAACATTAAGAACTGCTGGTGTAGGGGGTTTAGTTCTGAATATTCCAATCCAATCTGTTTCCGCATCATCAAGAAACTGTGCAGGTAGGTTATCCTCTAACCATTGTACTGCTGCCACATGGTTCGCATTACTATCATCATAATACTTGAAAAAGTTATGAAGATCTAGGGTCATCGGATATTTCTTAAACACTGAAGATATTTATAAAAAAAGCACCCCATTGAGGTGCTCTTAAAAAGTTTTTTATTATTATTTTCAGGCAGTAACAGTTTCTCGAACTGTAGATTTTACATATTCAAGAACCACTTCTGGAGTAGTCGCTTCGTAAGGGTCGGTATCGGCATTATCCCGTTGCCCCTCCTCAACGAATAGTTTCTCGATGATTCCGTTATCCACGACCGCAGCATAACGCCAAGAGCGATCACCGAAACCAAGGTTAGACTTAGTGACGAGCATACCCATAGAACGTGTGAAATATGCATTACCGTCTGGAATGAGTTTTACTTTCTCAATGTTCTGATCTTGTGCCCAAGCATTCATCACAAACCCATCATTAACAGAGATGCAGTAAATAGCATCGATGCCACTACCAATAAAGTCGTCGTATTTCTCTTCGAATCCAGGTAGCTGATAGGCACTGCAAGTAGGAGTGAAAGCACCAGGCAGGCTAAAAATGACCACACGCTTTCCATCGAATAGATTAGCAGTTGTTTTATTTACAAACTCACCGTTCTCACGAAATACGAATTCAACCTGAGGAACTTGATATTGTTCTTTACGCATTTTAACCTCCATCAGAATACACCAGGAATAATTTGACCAGTGGTAAGATAGGAACCCATAGCTGCTACGATTCCGATCATTGCAGCCCAACCGTTAATGCGTTCTGCTTTTTCAGTAAAAATTTTGTTCATTTGTTTACTCCTTTATTTTACTTTGGAATAGATAGATGTCTCACCATAATCACGGTGAGTTTTATAACCAACAACTGCACCCTTCGTATTCATCAAAGCAGGCATAAAAGCAATTGTAAAAAATACTGCTGGTGCTCCAATAAAGAGAGCAGCAACAATCACATAATAAGTCAGAATTTCAATTAGAGAGTGTTCCATTATAAGGATGTCGTTGTTTAAGTTCAGGATTTGGTTGTGAAGGAACAACTGGGTTCCTTGACTTGTTTTTAATTACGATAAAGGCATCATTTTGATAAGATACAGTTCCAAAAGGTTTTGCCCATTTGGGATTTGCATCTGGGTGAGTAGCAGTTCCTGTTACTGCCACACCACCAATCTCAACAGAGAGTTCATCATCACGATCCCAGTTTAATTGTTGGAGGGCAACTCCAAGTTGCCCGAGCATATCAGCACTCACAGATTCTCTTCCTGTTCAGTAAGAATCACACAATCACTTGTGGGATAAGCAACGCAAGTGAGAATCCAACCTTCTGCTTGTTGTTCATCATCAAGGAACGACTGTTCTTCGTTGTCAACAGTGCCAGAGATGAGTTTTCCAGCACAAGCAGAGCAAGCACCTGCTTTACAGGATGAAGGGAGGTCAACACCTGCCTCTTCTGCTGCTTCAAGAATGTATTGATCATCAGCACATTCAATGATAGTTTCGGTGCCATCAGGGGATTGAAGAGTAACGTTAAAAGTGGCCATTAGTAAGTCTCACAAAGTTTTTCTACGGATGCTGCCAACAGAACGAAGAAGGCAACGGATGTCATTGTAAAGAAAATTGAAGTCATTGTCAATCAATTGTCAGAAGATGCCGAAGAAGAAGTTGCCAGTGAAAGCATAAGAAATAACACCAGCAACAAAACCGACCATTGCCCAACGTCCATTAGTACGCTCCTTTACTTGATTGGGAGTCATCATCCCATAATTTTCATAATACATTATGGGCTCTTTGGCAAACATATTTTGCTGCCCACGATCATTAGTTGTTACAGTCATCTTCGTTTTATTACGAATTGTTACACAATTATATAGGAAAAATAAAGGGGTGTCAAGCACCCCTCGTAGTCATTTATACTTAACTTTGTCAGAATTTACTGACCGATGCGGTTTACTGCAAGTCTTGCGCGATTCAAAATAGAACCAGACAAAGGAACATATCCAAGATCATCAGCAATAGATTGTGCCTTAGAACTCAGAGCATAGTTCAATGCTTCACGAATAGCAGTGGCGTTTGTACCATTACCAGTCTTATAAGCAAGAATCCAAGTCAAAGTTGAAATAGGATATGCGGTTGCTCCTGCAGGATTTGGATTTTCGCCAGCAAGATTAGCATCCAGTTTAATGTTATTCAGAGCAGCAGAACCAGAAGATGCAGTAGGAAGAACAAACTTACCTGCCTTGTTTTGAATTTCTGCTGCCTGCAGTTTATTTGCCTTTACAAATCCAGTGTTTACATAACCAATAGAACCAGGAGTATTACGAATACTTCCCGAAACACCTTCATTTCCTTTTGCTCCAATACCAGTAGGCCACTTAACTGCCTTACCTACACCAGCAGTCCATCCACCAAAGGCATCAAGAGAGTTGGTAAAAGCAAAAGTAGTTCCAGAACCATCAGAACGATATACAGTGCGAATAGGTCCAGCAGTACAACCAAGTGCTTTCCAGTCCTTAATGCGACCTGCAAAAATATCTACAGTTTGTTTCTGTGTGAGTTTCAGATTACATCCTTTCTTGTTATAAGCAACAGCAATCGTTCCACCAACCATGGGAATTTGAACGACACCACGATTTACTTGCTTTGCTTCTGATGCTTTGATTGGTTCGTCACTTGCTCCGAAGTTAACTGTTCCCGCAATGAATTGACGAACGCCAGCACCAGAACCAACGGACTGATAATTAACCCTACTCCCAGTAGTTCGTGCATAGTCTTGGAACCATCGTTGATAAATTGGTGCTGGAAATGTTGCTCCAGCACCATTAATAGTGGGTCCAGCAAGAGCAGCAACAGGAGCAGCAACCAGACCAACAGTAATAAAGTTTTTGAGTTTCATAAAAAGTTTTTTAGAAGTGAATTGACTTCGTAAGTAATGATACTGAAAGACAATCTTAAAGTCCACTAAGATTTGGTTAAGATTTCCATTACCAAATAAAAAAAACCACTCCTTTTGGAGTGGTTCAACTCAACTTATGAGTGGATTATCAGAACTTAAAGGTAGTCTGAATCACACCACCCCAGTTAGAGGAGTTGTCAGCAAGGCGCTGATTGTCGCTTCCGTAGATGATAGCAGGAGTGATACTGATGTTATCCGACACTTGATACTTGTAGAAGATTTCAAGCATTGTGGACTTCTCAAGGTTCTCACCTGTAGGAACCTGACCGATAGCCACACCAGCAGAATTACCACCAACAAACACATCTTCCCACTGAAGACCAGCAAACCAGGACTGACTGTTAGTAGCAGCACTTTCAGTGCCACTTACAGTGTTCCAACCATAACCAGCAGAGACAGAAGGAATAATACCTGCTTTCTCAGGTTGCCAGTAAGCATTCAGAGCATAACCGTTAGAGGTTTGACCAGGAACCAGAGTACCAGAAGCACCATTCAAACCGTTGTAGGTGCGAACACGAGTGCCTTCAGTACCATAACGATAACCGAAAGCAGCACCCCAGTTATTACCACGATAACCGATTTGTGCAAGAGTATTCAGAGCACCAGTCTCATCAAATACACCAGTTTCACTATCATTACCACTTTGGGCAACATAGTTCACACCAGCAATAAGACCTTTCTTACCATACTGAGCACCGAAACCAGCACCAGTTGCTTTGTTATAAACACCAGGAGTACCAGCAACAGCAAAGAAGTCAAGAATACCAGACTTATAAGCAGAAGGCATCCAAGCAATCTCAGTGTTACGAACTGCGGCACCTGCAGTCAGAGTTGCTTTGTTATTAAAAGCAGGGAATGAATAATACAGACGATCGATAACTACATTGTTACCAACTTCACTGGTAGTGTTGTCTGCTTTATCCAGTTTGAACAGAGAAGAACTAGAACCGAAAGGATCACCACTGAAGTTAGATGAACGCAGACGGGTACGAAGCAGATCTTGACCAGTGAACGAAGTGTCTAGGTTCAGACGAAGATCGTAGTTGAATGCGGTGTGAGTTACATCACCACCTTTGGTTTGGTAGTCATCAACACCACCAAGAACAAAGTTTGCTTCACCACGAAGCTTAGTGGTTGTGGAGAATTGAGAAGCACCAAGAGAACCAACTACGGTTTCAAGACCATCTACACGACCTTTGAGCACGGACAGTTCAGTAGCAAACTCATTAGCAAGACGCTTGAGTTCATCAGTAACTTCAGTTACACGGTCAAGGCAAGCATTCAGGAGAGCAGCAGCTTCATAACGGGTCATTGCCTTACCACCAGCAAAAGTGCCGTTGGGATAACCAGCAACGCAACCATAGCGTTCTACAAGATTACTAAGTGCTTGATATGCCCAATCAGTGGGTTGCACATCAGAAAGTTGAGTGACACTTGTAACCTGCTCGGAGGTAGCATATTGGTTGACTGCTGCCATATTAAGGTCTGCGGCATTCGCAGCAACAGGAGCAACCATTCCCAGAGCAACAGGTGCAAGCATCAGTTGTTTGAGTTTCATAAGTTTGTTTTTTAGTACTAAACGACATTGTACACAAGGTTTAAACCTTGTGTCCATGGGGTCACATAATAGTGCGAGTAATTGAGGCATTAGTTATGCGAGATTATTTAAGGTACTTAATCAAATCTTAAAAGATTATTAAGTTAACGACATCATAGCATAACTGTATCAGATGTGTCAATTAAGATAAGGTTAAGAATTTTGTTCCATAGATGGTTTAGTAACCGGTTTCATATAGTGATCATAATAATCATAATCTAATAATGTTTTAATTGGAACTTGATTACCATTTTCTTGCCAGAATTTCATGATATTTTCTACATTATGCTTATGGAAAATCTCTACATGATCCTGGTGAATGTTTGAGTGAAAATCATAACGATAAACAAATAAGGGCATTGAATATGTCTTTCCTGCATTGAAAAGAATTTCATCAGCAACTGCCCGTGGTTTTACACCATTATCAATTTTATACTTGTCTCCTCTGAAATGCATATCGGCAAGTTTTTGTGCATATCGGCGAGTGAATACATTACAAACAGTGCAAAAGTTTGTAAGAATTCTTGGATGCAAATTAGCAACTAGATTTCCAGTGCTAGTAATAGAAAGTTGCAAACAATCCCAATCGTAAGGAAGACTTTCTTTAAATAATTTCCAATTAAATGGCCAAAACTCTACAGTATCAAAAACAATATCATCTTCACAGATAATAGCAATTTCCTCATCAGTTTCTTCAAGGAAATATCTAAGTGCTTTAAGATGAGATAGAGTACATCCAAGTTCCCCAGCATTCATCTGTGGAGGAATATTTCCTTCAAGATAAACACTCAAATCATTTGTTCTTCCATCATATCCCGAAATTCTTACATTAGGAATATCATAATAAGAAAACAGTTCTTCAGTTTTTTGTTTTCTTTCAACATCGGTGTCAAGATTAATCCAATAAACTGGACCAAATCCCTTGATCTTCTTTTTGATTGTTGATGTATTAATTGCTTTGGTCATAGAATTTAATTGGTTCTGGTCTGACAATAATAGGTTCTTTACTTTTTCTAATATTTTGAGATATAGAATACTTTCTCAAATCATGATGGGTATATTCTTTATTATAATTGTCCTGATAAAACATTGGATTATTTAAAGCATATACTTCATAATATTTTGCCATTTCTGCAATTGATTTATCAAAATGCTGATTTGCTTTATAGGCGCAATAATATGCAACATCTTTCACTATTCTAGTATAATTATCTGATAGATACAACATGGCATGAGTTGAAAGCATGTTATGAACTCTGCTTATTTCATTGGTAATTTCTTCATACAAAACACCAGAAATATTTCCATTATAATACCCAAAAGCAGAAATTCCAAGATACATAAAATCAATATCTTCTGGAACCCCAAGGTCAGTGACTTCATTCTTTAGAGAACAATCATCTTCAAGAACAATAAAAGGTGCCTTTAATCCTTCTGAAAGAAGTTTGTGATGACTTTTTTCACATCCCCATTCTGCTTCAACACCCGGAAATCTTTCATAATTAAATCCAAGTCCAGAGAGCATCTTTTCCATGTGTTCTCTTTTTTCTTCATGTTTATCGAGATTAATATAATAAGTTTTAATATCAGAAAGTTTCATAGATTATTATAAAGATTTTTCCATTGTTCTAAGATTTTTTCTTCCAGTCTTTGCGAATGATACTCACAATTTTCTTTGATAACATCTTGACTATGTTTAATACTAGTAATTAGTTTGGGGATCTCTTCAAAACTATTATAGTAATACCGACAATCTTCTAGTTCTGGATCATACCATTCTAACACATCAATAACACTATCATCAAATTGTGCAGGTGCCAAAGGAATTCCATATCCAGCAGTGTTCTTTAATTGTTTCATTAAAGATTTTGATGGCAATAATGCTGGAACACCAAGATGAATCAACTCAAAGCAAATCAATTTAGAAGGAGCATCTGGGAGAGTAATCATAGCATAGTGCCTCTTCAACTCATTAATATCAGAATATCTTTCGCCATCTCCACCCTGTGCCTTAACTCCCATATCAATAAGAGTTTGTTTGAGATTCATGAATTTATTATCATTATAATACATTCCAACCCAAACATCATTATCTTTTTCTACTGGTTCACTATTTGCAGCCCATTTTCCTAAAGGTGTAATTACTTCCCAATTTTCAGTGCGAATTCCATTAGCATTAGCCCAAACTTTTTCAAACAAAGTATATGGAACAATTTTTACATTTGGAAAATCGTTTGCTTTATCAAATAATTTTGTCCATTCCTGGTCTTCAAAAATATCATAATTATAACGATTACAAATCCAAATGACAAGTTTGCCTGTGAATTCTTCAATATTTTCAAGAATGATTCTACTTGCTGGAGCAGTATCTGAAGTCAGAACAACATCAAATGAATTGAGATAATCTTTCACTTCACTCCAAACAACTCTAGCAAGTGGAGCACTCATTCTAAAAGATTCAATTGGATTGATAACAGTAAGAGTCTCACCAAGTTCAATAATTTTTTGAGATATAACTTCGTGACCAAGTTTATTTAAAATATATTCCTGATCTTTAAAACATCCAATGTGATGTGAAAGATGTAAAATTTTCATAGTAATTTCAAAATTGTTTTTGCACGATTTACATAAGTGTGATTAAATTTTATGAATAACATTGCTTCCATTAAATTAATTTTACTGTTAGAAGCACAATCAATCATATTATCATAAAGTTCTTGTGGATTAGATCCAAACACAACACAATCACCAAATACTCTCTTTACATTGATGGAGTTAGTTCCAACAATCTGTCCGTAACTGATTGTTTTAAAAATCCTGCAAGGTATATATCCAACTTTAATATGATGATAATTCCTAAAGTCTGGACACAAAAAAGAACTTCTAACTAACTCACGGTTTTCTCTATCACTTACCCCACGATAAAGCCTAAGTTCTTTTCCAGTTGATTGAAGAACAGATCCAAATTCTCTAGCAAACTCAAGTCCTTCTTCATAAAGTGATCCCACGTAATTTACGTATTGTTTTGAAGGATCAAATTGGCAACAATCATCCGGATCAATTTCATCTGGAAGTAGATCGGTTGCCCAGCACTGATAAAGTGTTTTAGACTTTGCATCAAAATATGTTTGATCTTTTATTTTTTCAAACTTTTCAACATCAACAATATAATTTCCAAGATTTAAAACTGAGTCAATACCATCAAAGAAACTGGATTGAATGTGATGTGCAATATACTTACAATCCTTCCTCAAGGGCATTCCATGTTTTACTTGATCTTCTGTGAAGAAAATGCAATCCGAAAAATCAAATCCAGAAATATCATCTGTGTGATCAAACCAAAAAACATCATATCCCAAAGATTTAAATGCTTTGAAATATGAATTATGAATATATGAATGTGTGTGGGAATGTAATTTATGTCCCCATATAATAATTTTATTCCGCATGTTTAGCATAGCAATATT